ATTGGTCTTGTACAATCAAATTTTATAATTACTTTACGATCTTTCATTATATTTTTGTAAGCATCAGCCAGTTTTTGTGCTGTATCTTCATCTAGGATCGCATCTGCTACCAATTCAAGTTTTAAACCATCTGAATAGTTATATCCATCAACAGTTGTCCCCTTGCTTGTAGAATCGGCTGAGTTTACCAGTTTAAGTGGCTGTTGTTGTATATGATCATATCTATAGTTTATATCTATATCATTCCTAACATTATTCAAAGGTGTCCTTGATATTGATTTGAAAATTATATCATTATAATCAACAACTTTATCTGCTGTAAATGTGCTTGTAGGAAGTAGGGCAGACCTTACTTTAAGTCTACCATCTCCACTCGCCCATACCCAGCAAAGTGACTGTCTGCATATCTTGTTTATTAAATCCTGCGAATCAATAAATTTATTTTGAGAAAGAGCATACTTTATATTGCTTACCCCATAATTAAGGACTACCCCTATTTCACCATCTGTAGTATTCCCCGCTGTATCAAATAAAGCATAGTCAATCTCTGAAGAAGTCAAACTAAGCTCTGTTCTTAAAACATCTTCTATCATGTATATAGGATTGGGTATAAGATCACCACTATCATAACCATTATTTCTAGAATCAGCATCTACCCAAGAACCAAACTCCCTACCCTTACCCGAGGCAAAAAGGTAATCAGTACTTCCGGGTGATTCACCTGCAATAGTTTGTACAATTGTTTTTCTTTTATCAATAGGAAGACCTGCTAAATCCGATTTATCATAAAAAGGACTAACCGTAGTAGACACAGACATTTCTTTTATACTAGAGAAAAAATGAGTAAATGTCTGACTTGGCTTTACCTGAAATTCTAATCCTACTTCATTAATTAGTACACTCATATTACCAGAACCACCATCATTATCAATTGTTAAAAAGACTTCTGTTTCAATGTCCCAGGCTGTTTGATCGTCGCTACCAAAAAGTCCAGTAACTGTGGGATCGTCATCCCCGCCATTCCAAGTAATTGTATCTTTTTCATCTCCCTCTGCACCAGCACCGCCAGATGCTCTAAAACTAACTTCTGGGGCTGATCCTGTAAAACTCCCAAAGTCACATAATAATTTTACAGCAGTCAACACACCAAGATTTGGGAGTTTGCCTATCCTAAAACCAACAGATGTTGCCCCATCCCCACTTTGTGCTAAATTATATGGAGAACCTGAAAAGCTACTATCAATCATATTATCATAATTTGCTCCACCGTCATATGTACCATGAGACTGTAAAGGAACATAAACCTTCCAATCTACTCCAGTAGCAGTCACATAAGCACCAATTGCTGATGCAGAAACATTCGATGAATTACAAGCACCATAAAAATTATCAATTTTCATATAGACTTTCCCTGTATCGGTAGTATTAATAATAACTCTATCGATAAGGGCTTTCACTCTAGCATTATCCTCGTCCCACTGATCTACTACTATAGCTGGGAATTTATGTGTAAAGTGTCTATCAAAATTTGCACCAGATGTGGGTATTGTACCAACATCTTCCCTATCATGGAAACTGCCATATGACATGGGGATTGGTTTATTTATATTCTTCTCAGGTGCATTAGGATAATAATAATCATCACCAGATTCTGTATTTTGAATAATAGCTGTGGGCAATTGTTTATGATATCTCACACCATTATCTAATAAAGATAATGTAATATATTTTGTATCATATTCTATATTGCCAGAAATAATACCCATACCAATCATCCTTGTTGAAGTATCATAAGTCCCAACCGAATTAGTATTTAAAAACAACTCCCACTTTCTATTAGCAAAGTTCAAAGTGGAAAATAGATCCGAAAATCTACCGCCCTGAATAGAGTTTTCAGTATTAATTATCTTAACAGACATACTACCAATAGATGTAGTAAAGCTAAAAAAATCAAGGGACTGCGAATATCTACCCCAGCTAGATACTAACCCATGATATATATCACTGCCATCTACCCTATGCTGATCGCTGACTCCAATAAAATCTGTAGCAGATTCATCAGTATGGTATAATTTTAATACCCAAAAAGCACTTGTACTGCCAAGTTTTAAGGAATCTGATAATGCTGTATCAAAGCCATCGTTATTAAGCATTTACCCTCGTCCCTAATGATGTTGCTTTATTCAATGCAGGGATTAACTCATTCCTAACATAATCATCTTGAACTATCCCGCCATTTATATTTACTGTAATTTGATTTGGGCTGTTCCCTTGGTTAATCTGGTTCATAGCCTCAATAGCTATGGATTGAACTGCCTTATGAGGTGTTACAGTTCGTCTGTCATTATTAACATTATTTGTTACTAATCCACCTTCTTTGAATATCTCTACCTTTTCTTTTATTAATTCTGTATCCCCGCTATTAATAGCATTCATTGCAGGGAGTCCAAATTTTTCAACAATATCTCTTTTTATAATAAATTCACCCTGTTCAGCTTCGATCAATGTTCCACCCTGAGAATGTCTCCTACCGCCAATTAAACCGCCTTCTTCCAGTTTTTCTGCCTCAGCCATAGCCTTTACTGCGGCTATACTTGCCATCACACCTGCTGTACCTGCTGTAGCCGCTTGACCAAAACTTGCTGTTGATGCTAATGCGGCTGGAACTGCATATGCACTCGCTATTAATGCTCCAGTAGCCTTTGCAGATACTATTGAAGATGCCTGAGATGCTTTTGATATAATCTGTTCTGCTATAATTTGTTTTATCTTCTCTTTTATCATCTCCCCTAAGAATCCTATAAAAGCATTTTTGGTAGCTTCAAGCACTTGCTTACGTCTTTCAGCACCATGCATATCCATATCAGTCATAGAGCGAATAAAAGTATCATACCCAGCTAAAAATGAATTATAGGCAATATTTGTTTTTTCAAGATTCTTTATTACAACATCATGTTTTGCTTGTTCCACAAATTCTGTAATAGCTAATTCATTGAGTTTCATATCTCTAAATTTTTGAGCCTGTAAGTCAATTTGTAAAAACTGAAACTCTAAGTTGTCTTTATATATTTCTGCCTGAGCAGTTGCTATTTCTTTAAATGCGGCTAAATTTTCTTGATCTAATTGCTTCTGAAATGCCGCAATATCTTTTTCTAATTTAAGTTGATCTTCCTTAGCTTTTTTGTTTTTATTAGCCCACTCTTCTTGCTTTTTCTGTGCTTGTTCTTCTGTAAAATTCATACTGGTCAATTGCTCTAACCGTTCTGTAAATGCTTTCTTCACGGCTTCAGCATTTTTCTTTGCAAGCTCTATATCTTTTTCCTGTATTGCCAATTTCTTCTTCATTTCTTCTAAAACTTTATCAGAAGTTGCCACCACATTATAAGCGTGTTGTTTATCAATTAACTTATCTATAAGAGCGTTTAATCTAAAATAGACTGTCTGATTTTTCATTCCAACAGCGTCTTGCAAATCTTTTAAATTATCAGAAAGTGATTTTGTTTTATCTGCTGTAAATTCAAATTTTTTACCATATTTTTCTAATGCTTTCTCACCAGCTTCTGTAGCCTCAGCAAATTTCAAGTTTGTAGATTTCGCCTTAGTAGCAAAATTAATAAGCTCTGTCAAATCCTGTATCCAGCTAGATGTATGCTTAGACATTTTTTCAAAAAGTGGAGCTAATGCTGTCCCTAATGCAGTCGCAAGATTTTGTGAAGATGCACCTAATTCATCAAGCGTATCTCTGGTGGCTAATTGCTCATCGCCAAGTGCCTGTACTTTACTCCTTGCGGCTTCCATTGTAGCATTAAGAAATGCTTGCTTTCTATCAGCATCAGATAATTTATCTTCCGCTATACCTAACTTTTCTGCATATGATTCATATGCTTGATCTGCCTTTACAATAATACCAATATTATCTAACATCAATCTTGACTGTCTGCCTATACCAGTAATAAGAGACTCAACAGCACTTGCTGTATCCCTCCCCAATGCTCTACCTAGCCTCTGGGCAATATCAAACATTTCAGCCATTTCATCTGAGTTTTTGGTAATCCCAAGAATCATAGCATTATTCGCCTGTTGAAACAAATCAAAATCAGACATTGTATTATTTGTTGCTTTTTTTAGCTTACCTAATGCTATAGAATAGCTTTCTGTTGACCCAGCTAAGGTATTGAAAGCAGTTTCCATTGCATCCACTTTAGTAGCTTCTGATACCATTCTAATTAATTGCCGAATCCCAAGACTCATAGCAAAGGAAACCAATAATAATTTAGATCGTAAAACAGCAAAAGCACCGCCAAGTATTCTTGTGCTATGGGCTGTATCCATTATCCCTTTACCAGCAGTACCCTGTTGTATGGCTAGTCTCATCATTTCTGCCCTGACTTTTCTTATGGCTACAGCATTCCCTTTAAATGCTCTAGTCAGAACACCAGTTTCCAGCCTTAAATGCTTAAAACTCTTTATCCCATTCTTTTTTATCTCAATATAAAGTTTGCGAGAAATATTCCGTTGTTTTTCTGTAGCTATACTTTGCTTTTCTATAGCCATACGTTGTTTTCTTAATGAATCTATATGCTCACTAACCGCTATCCTTAGCTTTTTGATAGCCACACGGTCACCATCCGATGCTTTTTTATATAACTCCGATTTTACGGCAACATCTTTTAAATTAGCTCCCTGTTTTTTTAATTGATAATTCAATCCAAGAAGTAAAACCTCATGGCTTTTCTTACTGGCTTTTACTTTTTTCTCACTAGCCTCAGATTTTTTATTAAAATCTACAATTTTTGCTTGAGTTCTTAGTAAGTTTTTTGTGGCAGTATCTAATGCCTTAATAGCATTAACTAATAATTTATCGCCATCTGGTTTAAATTTAATTGTTATTTCATTCTGCATCTTTTATTGCCTTTGCTTTTTGCCTTTCAACTAAGTTTGTAAGCATAAAACTCTTGTCCACCCACTTTTTGGGTTGATCTCCATAAGACCCCTTATGGGGAGATATTTTAAATTGTCTTGAGTACATAAATCTTTCTATATCTTTCTGTGCATTCCTATCTAATAGTATGTTCTTGCAAGCAAAAAAGGGTAGTTGAGTCATTACCGCCATGGCGACATTGAAACTCCTACCCTCTTTATTGATTTCATCTGTTTCCTGCTTTATTAGCTCAATAACTTCCCAAACATCATCATTTGATGTAAATGTACGGACTTCATATTTGCCATCGATTAAGACAGGAATTTGAGCCTTATAAGGGTATGTATGAAACCTACATCCCCCACAGCTATTATCTATTAGGAAGTTAGTTTCAAGCGTGAGGGCTTCTACTCCCCCAAGCGTTGAAACTCCTGAACCGCTAAAGACAGTTCATTTTTTTCATCCTCAGTTAAGGATTTGATAAATTCATCATCAGCATTTTCAACGCCTTTTCGCATCCAAGCAGTTCTTGCTTTCGCAAGATTAGTGATAGCCACAATTTCATTCCCCTCATATCTCATTTGAGGAATGTCATTGCAAGAGTCGATCTCGTCAACTGACATCTCTTTCAGCTTGACTTCTTTACCTGTAGATAACTTCATTAAGCTAAATCAAAGGCTATAGGAGCATGATCCCCAGTAACAGCTTTCATAGCAACATCCAGCATCATCATATCACCTTCGTTGAAAGTAACATCAGTTAGTATACCATCTGGTATTGCAATAGAGCAATCAGTTGCAGTCCCTTGAGTCATTGTAAAGAAATCTGCTTCTTTATGATCAGTTTGAGTATTGAAATTATGATATAAAGGTCTTGTAGCCGAATCATACTTAACAGTTGCATTTGCAGTAATAGCTATTTCTTCTCCCCTTCCAAATGCCTCATACCCATTAGCATTAAACCCAGTATAAACAGCAGGACTTTCTACAGTAACATCAAAAGCAGTCATTACAACATCTATCCCATAAACCTTTTTAGCACTTAATGTAGAAATGCCAATTAGTCCAGTACCATAAGCCGTACCCGCCTCAGCGGATGCATCATTAGTTGTGGGATTGAATCCAGTTGATATAGTAGCACTCCATTTATAGACACCGCCATCTGTCCCAGAATCAGAAGATACAGTAAAACTTGTACATAAGCAACCAGTTAAAACTGTATTATAACCATCTGTCGTATCCGGTGGTGCTAATATAAGTGTAAATGTTTTATCCCCTGCTGTTTCTCCATATTTTCCAGTAACTCCAGTAGCGGCTACTGCAACAGTAACATCAGCAACACTTGCTGGTGTTAGAGAATTTCCAGCAACACTTTGCATCAACATAACATGACCGCCATCATTATGAAAAGTTCCAGATAGAGAAACTTCTACTGCTTTCATATCATTATCTTGAAAAAAGTCATCTTGGTGCAATACTCTGCCACTTCTTGACCTTACTCCTGCAACTTGGTTTGGACTAAGGCTTGGGAAGGCAACTGAATCTACATCTAATTGATAACAACCGGAGGATATATCTACGGCTGTACCCGGAGCCGCTTCCTCCTTTACCCATGCTTTAAAATCTTTTGGTGAAAAAACTGCGTTTGCCATTATTTATCTCCTTTTTTGGAATTTTGTTTTTGTTCATCTGTTTTACCATCTAATTGTTTAGGTACTGCTTCAAGCTCAACGCTCTTCCCTTGATTGAGTGCCACCCATTTATCATAGGGCAAGTTGCAATAATTGAAATTTGATGACAACTTCTCCCCCTTTTTTAATTTAACTTTCATATCTATTCCTTATTACTTTAAGATACGTTTCCTAAGTGCATTCCTCTCCACTCCCATCTCATCACATTAAGACCATCAATCGTATTTTCTTCATCAGTTTTTTCATTAATACGACAAGTAGTCAATCTTCCATTAAAGTAAGCATTGCTACTTCCATCCATATTATCGTGGAAAAGAGCTTCTATATGCGATACCTGACGCAATATATGCTCCCAAGTATCCTTTTTTACCATTTTCTCTTTGAATGTGTATGACACATCCAAAATGTATTCCCTAGTTTCTGAAGATGCTGTATGCCCAACTAAATCAGAACCTACAGGATTAAGACGTATGGACTGATTGCCCATATCCTTAAAATCTCCTGTGTAAATCGGGATGCTACCTGCAAATTCATTATTTAAGAATGTGCGGATAGTATCCAAAATTTTTGTTTCCCATATATTGACAAATGTAATTGCCATTATCTACGGGTCATCCTTATGGAATACGGCATACCCGCATCCAATACAGATTCATTTTTGCCAAAAAACTCTACTTCCCACTTATCATTTAAAGTGGCTGTGTCTGCTGTATCCCCTGCAAACCTAATATCAACACTCCCTGCCAACGGTTGATATTGACCATTGATTGTTTGAATATAATCTGCTGTATCGCCATTATTCATTCTTTCAGCACCAAGATTATCTGCATCCTTTTCCCAGACAGAATACTTAGCAGTCCCAAATGCTCCTGCGGTAGTAATCTTAACGCCTACTCTATCATAAACATCGTGGTACTGACCTCTGGTATCAACTAAACGAACATTACCGCCAACTGAGACTTCCCTAATAACCCCTTGAGAAGAATCACCGCTGACCTGCCAAGATAGCTTTGTACTGCCCTCATTCAATGACAGTATGTTTTTCTCAG